CATGGTAGGCATGGCTTAGATTCCAGTTCTGTCTTAGAACGTCCCCTTTTCGTCCCCATATACAGAACTGGAATGTCTTAGAAATCAATGGCTTTCTAAACCGTCCCCTTTTCGTCCCCCCAACAAAAAAGGCTCTAAGATTTCTCTTAGAGCCTTGATTTTGCTGTTCTTTTTGGCGTTTAAGGGATTTAAATCCTCAACGCTTCGAGAACTGGAAGCATTTTTTTAGCCTTATAAATCAACCGTTTACAGCCAGCTTTTTTTCGTCCCCATTTTCTCCCCATTTTAGAAATCTGTCTATCAGGCTTCGGAACCGTCTATGATTAGTGTCTAACCGATCATAAATAAGCCTGTTGGGCAATGTGCCTAACAACCTCCATTGATGACAAAAAAGACGCTTAACCGAAGGAATGTTAAGCGTCTTTTCTTTTAAACATACATTATTTTAAGAAGATGAATAAGCGTCTCAATTCTCATTCATATCTATTTATCATTCTAATCACAAATCACATACCATTATGATAAAAATAATTGTTGTTCTTTAATTCTGCGATTAAGCAATCCTTGCACAACAACCAATTGACCATTCACATGATCTTTATCCCAAAGCAAAAACGCATCCCCTGCCCCTTGTATATCACCAGCAAGCATACAACGCTTAACCGATGAACTATCAAAGTTTGCAGTACCGATGTTGAAAGCTAGGCTACAGCAGGCATCATATTCATTTTGTGTAAATGATATTGATAAGCCGTTTAGATAGTTTTCAACATGGCTTAGATCACTACGCAAAAGGCTTAGTGCATCATCAACAGAAATTCCATTATCATATGTACCATTGTCTTTATCTGCTTGTGTAAGCAAATGGCCAATTCCGATTGTTTCTAAACCGGCTGTATCATTATAAATCTGAAGGCGTAATCCCTCAAATGATTGTATTAAAGCAATACCATTCTTACTAATATTCATATCATCACCTAAAATTGTTTGTGATGATATTTATCCAATGAAAAAGGCAGAGCCTTTTATAACTCTGCCTTTAACACATGCTTTGATGGAAAAATGAAAAAGCCATCAACATTTTATTTATCAAAGAGATATAAATATACATATGAACGATGATAAAGAACAAATTTATTATGAAGTAATTTTTCCATATTCAAAGAAACGCGAGTTAGATTTGATAGTCTGGTGTATAACCTATTGCAATGACGATTGGGATTACAGATTTGCCTATTCCCCAACCATAAAAAGCCATGATCAAGTTATTGTTATGATGTTTAAATCCAGGAATGACGCATTATACATTAAATGTTGCTGGTAATGGGGGCATAAACCCCCATTACCATCATTCAATTAGGCAACTTGATCAAGTTGAACAATGATGTTTAATGAACCATTTTTAACTTGATGGATAGCCTTTACCCCCTTGACAACGGTATTCAGAATATCCCCAGCCTTAACATATAGGCTGTTGTAATTTTCGTTCTTACCACCACCAGAAAGCTTAAATCGGCTTGTATCCTTAGCGGTAATTGTCACCAACAAGACATTATCAACAACCTTACGGGTAATTAAAACCTTAGTATCCTTTTTCCATTCAAGTTCATTAAGAACTTGGGCAGGAATGCTAATGGTACTGACAGGCTTTTCAGAATTCTTTTTGATATAAGAACCAACCAAAACGCCCCTTGCTTCCCTGACCTTAGTAACAGCAGGCTTCTTAATACCAACTTCTTCAAGTTCTTCATTATCGAACATGGCGAAAAGATCAGCATTTACATTTTCAACAACAACAACATTTTCCATTTTATTTTCCATTTCAATTTCAGTTTTAGTTACATTTTTATTTTCAACAACATGAAATTCGCATTCAAGACAATTGCCTTCATTGCAATTTTCACTTTCGCAACTTTTGAATGTTGCAAACTCTTTAACCATCTTATCAAAGGTTTCTTCGTCAATGACTTCATCAACGCATTCGCCTTCTTTATTAACTGCACAATAACCGGCAATCCGCTTTCCCGCTTGAATGAAGCAAGCAAAGACCGAAGCCTTAAGTTTTTCATTCAAATGGAAGATGAAATCTTCATCAATAAGTTCTTCCGTATCGGCCCAAACAACCGCGTAACCGTCATTGATTTCAATGGAAGAAATTTCAATTGAATTTTCTTTAAACAGCTTGACAATCTTAGATTTACTGTCGTTGCCGATGATCAGTTTATTAGTGATATTCATATTCGTAATCCTTACTTTTTGAACCATTCGCAAACACCATGTTCGTTCCTGATAAATTCAATGTCTCACGGATTTAGCGGGCGTCAAGCGGTATTTGGGGCTTTTAATACTTCAGTATAATGAATTGCCTATAGACAGCGGCAACGTGTTTGCCGTAATCGCCAAGGCCAACAAAAAAGACGCTGTAAAATCAGCGTCTTAGTGTTTTTCCGTTAGAGTGGCTTCAGCGGTTCCGCCTTAACCATTAGCGATCCTGGTGGCTCAGGAAATGGCTTTTTAACAACGGTTGCCGTTGAACAACCTGTTATAAAAGCGATTAATGCAACTGCTAAAAATATCTTTATACGTTTCATTTTAATTATCCTCATTTGAAATTTGTTGTTGTTGTTTTACCCATTCTTGAAGGTCATTCAATCTTTGAATGGTTGCATTACAGGTTCCATAGTTTTCAACAACCTTGTTTGCAACATCTTGAAGCGTCTTATTTGATGGCTGTGACGCTTGATCCTCTGTCATTGATTTAGGCTCTACCGACAATGCAGAAGCGTCATGGATGGCAACGAAGCCAGCCGGGACCGTTGGACAGGCTTTATTCACCTTCACATAGACGGGAACACGCTTAACAACGGTGATTGTGTTAGTGACGATCTTAACCTGTTGATCAGCGTCTTTCGTCTCTATGGCCGCTGTAGCAGTATCCTGTTTGCCGATAGTGCTTACAACCGCCTGAGAAGCCTCTAGAGCGGCCTTTGTCTGTTGATAGGCATCAAGACGCATACCAGCAAACACGCCTATCCCAAGGGCTAAAAGGAAGACGGCTGCATATGTGCCGATGCTGGTTAGAATGGATGTTCCACCAGAGAACAAACCAGTGATGAAGTTAAACATTTTCATCACCATCTGGCTTTGAACCTTCTTTCAATATGATTGCCATTGTTGCCGTTACAAACGCACCAACAAAGCAAACAATATTGAATGGTGAAGGAACAACAGCACCTAGAATAGTTAATTGTGCAGATATTCCAGCGAATGTTGATGCTTGGCCGAACGCCTGTTTGATTGTTTTATTGAATTCCATAATACACCTTATTATTATTAATATATAGATATTTATCAATCTAATAGCAGTGATAAATAAAAGAAAACAAAAACAAATAATTAAGGTGAAATCAATTGGCGGAAGACAACAACCAAACAAATCAACATTTATACGAGATAAAGGGACAAATCTCCGCCTTAATAGCAAGCGTAGAAATAACAAATAGAAATCTTCAAGCATCTGTTGAACGTGCCCACAATCGCTTAACCGTTCATGATGTTGATATAAATGCAGTCAGACTTGAATTAATCAAATATAAAAACGATATAGAAACGCTTAATAGAGAAGTTGAAGATTTAGAAAATTCTATTGAACCAAAAAGTGTATTAAAAAAGATTGGAACTTTTTGCGGCTATGTCATAGCCGGATTTTTCGCAGTCTATGAAATTATTAAGTTTTTGCATGGTGGTTGATAATGAGTGATGAATTTAAGATAACTGTAAAAGACGATATGTCACGTTGGCTTTCAACAGCCGCTGAAAAGCAAATACCATTTGCTACTGCACAAGCCCTAAATCAAACAGCGTTTACAGCACGTCAAGAGATACAGGCAGACATAAGACGCAATATGAAGCTTAGAACAGATTTCATACCTAATAGCGTTGTTGTAACCAAAGCAACCAAATCAAACTTATCATGCAGTGTAGGTTTGCTTGATCGTGCTGGTTTTATGAGCATCCAAGAAGATGGCGGAACAAGAACGCCTAATTCTGGTCACGCTGTTATGTCCATTGCAGATGAAAACGTAAGCCGTACATCACAAGGCGGGGCTATCAAGTCACAGCGTCCAACAGCATTGTTGAACAACAAAAACTATTTTATTAAGAACAATACAATCTTCCAACGTGCAGGTAAGAACCTTGTAGCCATGTGGAACTTTGTTAAACAGAAGCATTACACAAAGCGTATGCACTTCACAGCCACAGCAGAGAAGGTTGCAGTAAGAGATTATGCAACCAACTTTATTAATGCTTTTGAGAAAGCTTTAGCAACCATGCGAGTGTAATTAGATATGAAATGATAAATAGAATTGCAGGATGCAATGAACGATCAAACCATATATTGCACTGCAACAAAAGGTACTTCCCCGACCGACCATCCGTGGGCAGTTCAACCATCGTGTAACATTTGGACACACAAAATTTTTAACAAAGTTCAGGTATTTGACCATAAAAAGTAATAAAAATGGATAAAAAAGAGCAAAAATGAATGAAAATGATGAAAAATCCAACAAAAAAGACCTAATAACAACCACACAATTATCAGAAATACTTGATAGTTCTCCCTCATATCTAAGCCGAATGGTTAAGAATGGCGTCTTAACAAACCTCGGAACTAAAGGCAAAGCCTTGTTTGATAAGGATCAAGCCATATCAGAATATTACAATCATCATCCAGATAAATCACCTGATTATGTAAAAACAGATGAAGACATTGATATAGACCCACTAACAAAAGGCATTAAAAAAGCAGAAGCTGACCGCAGAAAAGCGGCTATTGAATGGCGTATTGCCCAATTGAAATACAAAGAAGCAGCAAAAGAAGTTATACCATTAGAAGATGCTAAACAAGTTATTGCGTCTGCAATTGTTACATTTAAAACACAATTAGAAACGCTTCCAACAGCATTAGCACTTGATCTTACACAAAAGAACTATGAAGAAGTTGTTAAAATATTAGATAAAGAAATGAAAAGGTTATTGAATGAGTTACAAACAAACATCAAAAAGCTTAGTTAAAAATAAATTAAACATTGGAATGGCTGACGCCTCAGAATTGTTTGCAATTTTTGAAAAGAGCTTAGAACCAAAGTTAGATATTAATTGTTTAGAATGGGCCGAACAATACCGCATACTTTCGAAGGAAAGTTCTGCATTGCCTGGAAAGTTTCGTCCATTTAAATTTCAAGAAGAAATGCACTTAGTTTTTAATGATGATAGCATTGAAACAATATGTTGTGTTATGGGCAGTCAAATTTCAAAGACTGAACTTTTAAATAATTACATTGGTTATGTTGCTTCTATTGATCCTGGCCCTATTTTGATGGTTCAAACTGATATTAAATCAGCAAAGAAATTCACATCAACACGCTTAACACCAATGATTAGAGATAATCCAATCTTACATGATTGTTTTAAGCGTTCATTAAAGAATGATAGTGGTGATACCCAACAATACAAGGAATTCACAGGCGGATATATTGCAATTGTTGGCTCAAATGTTCCAACTGATCTTGCAAGTTTGCCCATCCGATATTTGTTTTTAGACGAGGTAGATAGATATGAAGGTTCGGCAGGCGACGAAGGCGACCCTGTAAACATCGCTTCAGCCCGCACAACCACCTTCAAAAACCGAAAAATCGTTATGTCTTCTAGCCCTGGCAATGAAGGCTCTAGCCGCATATGGCCGGTTTGGGAAAACTCAGACAAACGCCTTTTTCATGTTCCCTGCCCTGAGTGTCAGACCGAACAGGTTTTATCGTGGGAGCAAGTGAAGTGGCAGAAGTTACCCCTTGAAGACGGCACACATGAACACCAAACGGAAACCGCCGTTTATATCTGCAAACACTGTCAGGCGAACTGGTCAGACAGTCAACGCTATGCCGCTGTGTCGCGTGGTCGATGGATAGCAACCGGCCCAAAGGGCAAGATTGCAGGATTCCACCTTTCAACCCTCTATAGCCCATTTGTGACCTTGGGCGAGCTTGCCGAAAAGTGGATTGCATCAAAAGATAATCCACAACAAATCAAGGTTTTCAAAAACACAATCTTGGGAGAACTTTATAAAGAAGAATATGTTGCAATCAATGATAACGAGTTGATGGAACATTTAGAAGATTATTCTGTAACATCAATACCAAACCAAGTTCTTGCAATTACAGTTGGCGTTGATACCCAAGGTGACAGATTTCAATATGAAATTGTTGGTTGGGGATTACAAGGTGAAAGTTGGTCTTTAGAATATGGCAATATCCCAAATCAACCGATAACACCAGAGGCATGGGAAGGCATAGACAATATTTTAGATAGAAAATTTAAAAGAGAAGATGGAGTTGAATTATCTATTCGTGCAATGGCTATTGATAGTGGTGGAAACTTCACAACAGAAATTGTTAATGAATGTTACAAAAGACGATCAAAGAAGGTATTTGCTATTAAGGGTGAAGATGGTTGGAGCCGTACAATATGGCCTTTATCACCTTCAAGAAACCGTGTGACACACAAACCAGTTTATCTACTTGGTGTTGATCCGGCTAAACGAAAGGTTTTTCAGGCTTTAAAGGCTAAATATGATAGTTCAAAAGAAATTAATATAATGTATTGCCATTTTCCAGCAGAAGCTGGCTATGACAATCAATATTTTAGAGGTCTAACAGCAGAAGAATTACGAACAAAATATGTTGCTGGAAAAGCAAAGCAACACTGGCACCCATTAAGAAAAGAGAATGAACCTCTTGATTGCCGTGTTTATGCTCTTGCTGTTTTGGAAGGTTTAAAACTTGATTTACAGAAGATTAAAATTATTTGCGATGATAAAGCAGCGGCTATAGCAAAAGGCGAAACGTATAAATTACCATCCGCAATATTTAAAGCCCCTGGCAAGCGTTGATTGATAAATAGAATATGAAATAAATTACAAAAGGTAAAGAATGGCTAACGAACAATTAAAAGTTAATATTGGTGATGCTTTAGTAAAATGTGTAAGACAACATCACATATCAGATGCTGTTTCTGCTACATTCTCAGTAGCATCATTATCATATTCACAAACAGAAACTATATCAGGCGATATAAAGTTTATTGTGCCATCAACCGTTACAAGCGGTTGGGTTGTCAATCAATACCCATATTCAATCACAGTTTTAGACGCAAACAGCAACCGCAAGACGGTTGAAACTGGCGTTCTAACTGTTTTACCAGACCCAACAACATCAACTGTAATAACCTTAACTTATAATGAAACTGTATTAGCGGCAATACGTGCCCGTATAGCAGAACGATCAACAACTGATCAAAACTCAATGGCTATAGCTAATCGTTCGGTTGGCCGTATGTCAAAGAGTGAATTAATGAGTTGGGAAGCTGAATTTGCATGGCGTGTTTATTTGGAACGCAATAACAATAGATTACCAGTTGTAAAAAATAATTTTGGAAGATATTAAAATGAAATGGAATATATTTAAAAGAAATAAATCAACCAAAGTTGATACAAAGCAATTGCTTATTGAAAATGAAAACAAGCGTTCTCTTGCTAATGCTAATTTTATGAATGCATTGCCTGGATATATGACTTTTGCCCGTACAACATCACAATTTGAAACACAGCAAGATTTAGTACAAACACGCTATACAGCCCGTCAATATGTCAGAGAAAATGCAATAGCAGCAAAATACATTGCAACTATGACAAGTGCTGTAATTGGTCCGAATGGCCCAAAGATTTTACCAAATGTCCCTAACAAATCAGGTACAGGCCAGGATAAGCCATCAACAGGAGGCATTAAAGCGGCTTGGGATAATTGGTGTAGCCTTGGCAACTGTTCAACAGACATTCGCTTAAACTTCAAAGACTTTATGGAGCTTGGTTATAAAAGCTGGAAAAGAGACGGTGAAGTTCTGGTATTGTTCATAACAGGTTCAGAGGCAGGAAGTGATTATAATTTTAGAGTTAAAATGCTTGAAAGTGATCATTTACAAGAAACATACAACACCACAGCACCAGATAGCGGAAATATAATTAGAAACTCAATTGAGTTTGATAAACATGGCCGTGTTGTCGCCTATTGGGTCTTACCGGCACATCCTGGCGACTTCCAGGGCATGAGCATGGCAAGCGGTCCAGCACCAGAACGCATAGCCGCAAAAGACGTAATCCATTTTTTTAAGGTTGAACGTCCTACACAGACACGCGGAACGCCTTCCCTGGCCCCTTCTCTCTTCGCTATGGGCCAACTAGCCGAATATGAGCAAGCCTCTCTCCAGGCGTCTAAAAACGCGGCACAGATGGCTTTATGGCTGAAGGTAAGCACAAACACCCTTGATCAGCTTGACGATGAACAAAGAGGATCGATTGCCAGCCTTGGCGGTAAGCTCGGTGATCTTGGTGTGTTGCCTACCGGCTATGAGATTCAGGACACAACCGCAACCCATCCAACAACTACATTCGCAGATTTTCGCAAGGCACAGCTTCAATCAACCTCAATGGGATTGAACACGCCTTATTTGAATTTAACAGGTGATGTATCAGCCGTTAATTATTCAAGTGGAAGATTAGCTTTATTAGATTTCAGAGACACAGCAAGACACGAACAAATATTTTTTGAAGAACATTTTGTTTTACCAATTTATAAAAAATGGCTTGAAATAGCTATTTTAAGTGGTGCTATCAAAAGAACATTAAACATGGCTGACTTTGCCCGTTTATCAAATATCAAAGTTGTATGGCGTGCTTATGATTGGATTGACCCATTAAAAGACGGTCAAGCAACAGTTCTTGAACTTCAAAACGGTCTTACCAGCCTTTCACAAGTTGCGGCTGAAAGAGGCATAGAGTTTGACGAATTAACAGCCGATATTATAAAGGACAAAGAAGCACTTGAAAAAGCAGGCTTAACATTTGCTTGGATGGTTCCTGCGATAAATACAAATGATAATTCAAATCAAGATAATGAAAATAATAATGAGGATACCAGCGAAGATAATGGAAAAGAAGATAATAAAGATAAGTGATTTGCAACGCTCATTTGATGGTAGTTCATCTGAAATTAAAGCAGATGAAGATTTAAGAACCATTGAAATAGCGTTTTCATCTGAAACACCATATGACAGAGGAGAATATCTAGAAGTTTTATCACATCAAAAGAATGATATTGATTTAACATTTATTCAATCTGGCCGTGCCCCTCTTTTGTTAGATCACGATAAAACAAAGCAAATTGGCGTAATTGAAACAGTTTCAATTGATAAAGACGGTGTAGGCCGTGCAACTGTAAGATTTTCTAAATCTCAATTAGCAGAGGAAGTTTATCAAGACGTATTAGACCAAATACGAATGAATATATCAGTTGGATATGTAATTACAGGTTATGAATACAACGAAAAAACAGGCGTTGCCGTTTGTGAATGGCAACCATTAGAAATAAGTATTGTATCTATCCCTGCTGATCAGACGGTTGGTGTAGGAAGAAGCATAGATATAAATAAAGAAGAGATTTCAACAGACGAAATAATATCCGTTGAAAATACACCGTTAGAAAAAGATATTTCAACGGATATGATAAATACAAATACAACCATAACTAAAATAGAGGTTAAATCAATTATGTCAGAAGAAAACAACAACGAAAAAGAAAAGGCAAAAATCTATCAATCAGCAGCACGATATGGTTATTTGAATGAAGCTGAAGATTTTATTGCTAACAGCCGTTCCGCAGCAGAATTCAATGAATTCATTATTGAACAAATGAGTTCAAGCCGTGCGAACGCAATCAACCCAATTGCAGACCAAAATGCAGTTAGTGGAACAGAAATGGGTTTCAGTAAGAAAGAATCAGTAAGCTATGAAACTTCATTGGCTCGTGCTGTTCGCTCACTTGCCGAAGGCCGTGGCATTGATGGCTTTGTAAAAGAAGTAAACCAAGAACTTTCAAGCCGTTTTGGTAAAGAAGCAAATGGCCGCTCAATCATGTTACCAGTCGGCGAATTAAACAAACGTACAACTCAATATATTTCAGGTACAGGCACTTCACAAACAGTTAATGGTCTTTCAAACACAAACTATATGGGCAGTGAATTAGGCCGTCCATGGTTTGCTGATACTGGCTTAGTAAAAGCTGGTGCTAAAGTTCTTGAAGGTGCAAAAGGTCTTATCCAAATTCCTGTTGTTAAAAACCCTCTTACAATAACAGCACCAGGGGAAACAGGTACATTTGCATCAAGCGATATTACATCAACCCACATTTCATTAACACCAACACCAATTGCAGGATCATCAACTGTAACAAACACAATGCTTTACAACAGTGATCCATATATTGGTTCTTTGATACAAGACATTTTGACCCAACAAATGGCAGTCACTTTAGATAGTGCTTGCTTAAATGGCTTGGGAAACATTGTCGGTGTATTACAGTCAACATCATTAAATGCTTATGCATTTGCTGGTGATCCTGACTGGGCAAAGCTCAACGCAATGGAAGCTGTTTTAGCATCCTTGAATGTTCCAAATAGTGACAATTTCAAGTGGTTATTCAGCCGTGCAGTTGAAGTATTCTTGAAGCGTGTTAAGAAAGGTCAATTCGCCGGAAACACTGATACAACAGGCGATTTCGTTCTTGATGGTAAGGCAAAAGAATTAGCAGGGTATAGCTATGTAACTTCAAACAATGTTCCTTCTGAAAACATTCTTTTCGGCAAGTTTGACGAAGTTTACATTGCAATGTATGGTGCCCCAGAACTTATTGTTAATCCTTACGTTAACCAATTGTTAGGCGAAACAGTAATTTCATTACGTCAAGATGCTGGTTGCGGCCTCCGCCGTCCAGATGCTCTTGTAAATGGAACAGGCGTAACTTTAGTTTAATTTAATTTTACATAAAAAAGACGGGGAATTATTCCCCGTCTTTTCACCCAGGATTTAAAAATGAAAGTTAAAATTTTAAAAGATACATTTGCAGGTAAAAAGCCAGTAGTCCGAGGCGAAATTGTAGAAGTTTCAAACGCCGACTGTAAGCTTTTATTAGCTTTTGGTTGTGCAACTTTAAATTTTGAAGAAGCACCAGAAATTATTAAAGAAATAAAAGAAGATACAACACCAGATTTAAACCGTGAAGTTTCAACAAAAAGTTTAAGAAAGAAATAATATGGCTTTATATCTACCATCTGATGATAACTTATTTTTTGACAATGAAGATGGTTTTAGCCAGCCTGTTATATTCTCGCCTGGAACTTCTAACCAAGTGGTAACAAGTGCTATTTTAGACATTGAGCCATTCACGTATATTGATCAAAATGGCGTAATTATCAATGAACAAATACCAATATTAATAATTAAAACATCAAATATTCCATCATATTCTAACATAAACTTCGTTACATTCACAATTGGAAATCAAAAAGGTATTTGTAGCTCACAAAATGATGATGGAACAGGATTTACAAAACTTTATATTAAGTGGATTTAATGGCGATAGTAGATAGAAATGACATTATAAATTTATTCATTGAACTTTTGACCGGGACAACAGATTGCGGATCAAATGTTTATAACAATGCCGTATTGCCATTCACATCAAGCACACCAACACCATGGCTTGCCATTTATATGCTGAGCGAAGAAACCGAGCAACGCTCGTTACAACAGCCAATATTTCACCACACATTAACCCTAGCAACTGAAATTGTTATATCGGCTGTAGATGGCACAGGGTCATTAAACTCCCCAATGACACAGCTAAACACAATCTCAACTCAGATTAAGAATATCATTCTAACAAACGTAAGTAGTTTTGTTGATTTTAGAATTACAGAAATAAACTCACACATCCCTTGGGGTGAATTATCAAAAGGCGATAAAGCCCACGTTATTGAACAAACAGCATGGAAAATTGCTTACGATACAAAGCCAGTAAGATTAGCAACATCAACACTTTCAAAGATTGATGTGACAGCGACCTATGAAGATATAACGTACACTAAAGAATATGATTTGAATTCATAACGGCACCTTATTTTTTATCGCTGATAAATACAATATAACAATAAACCATTAAAAGGTGAACAATATGAAATACAAAGTAAAAATACAAGAAATTGAAGGAATTGCAGTTAAGGTTTTTGATCAAATTAAGAATGTTTTTCTTGATGTTGAAAAAGTTTATGACACAGCCTTAATGGATGCTGAACAAGCAACCCACTTTCATCGTTTGTATGCACAAGGCGATCTAGAAAAAGTTTCTAATTCAGCATCAACAAGCACTGTATCTAGCACTATATCTAGCACTGATACATCAACTTCAGACGTAAAATAATAAGGAATATCATAAATGGGAAACATTAATTTTAACCAAATAGCAAACAATATACGTGTGCCGGGCGTTCATATTGAACTTGATACAAGCAAGGCTGGCTCATATTCACAAAATCTTAGAACAGTATTGTTAGGTCAAATGCTTTCAACAGGCACAGCAACCGCATTAACCCCAATCAGTGTTCATAGTGAATCAGAAGCAATAACCTTGTTTGGTGCCGGCTCCGTCCTTCATCGTATGTTCGTCTATGCACAAGGCAACAACTCATTGCAAGAAATATGGGCCGTTCCAATGGCCGACAATTCCGCAGGCGTTGTTGCTACAGGCTCTGTAACCTTTACAGGCACAGCCACAACCGCAGGCACCATATTTCTTTATGTAGCTGGTCAGGTTACACAAACATCCGTAGCAGTTGGCGACACGGCAACCGTCATAGCCGGTAACGTAGCAGCGATCATCAACGCTAATAAAGCCCTCCCTGTCACAGCCGTTGCAACCGCTGGAACAATCGCTTTTACATCCAAGCACAAGGGCACTGTAGGAAATCAGGTTGATTTGCGTTTCAACTACATTGGTAGTCCAGACGAAATCACACCAACAGGAATAACCACATCTGTTACAGCAATGTCAGGCGGATTAACCAATCCAGACATAACACAAGCAATCGCTTCGATTGGCGATGAACCATTTGAATATTGGGTTCTTTCATTCTGTGATTTAACAACATCAAACGCAATTAACACTGAATTAAACAGCCGTTGGAATCCTAACCGTGCTCTTTATGGTGAAGCAATTGGTGCTGTTGTTGGATCATTATCAAGTCTTCAAACATTTGGTGCAGCAACAAACTTCAGCCATATTTCTTATGTTGGTATATATGACACTCCAAACCCAGCATATGAATTAGCCGCAGGCGTAAGCGGAACAGCTTCAGCATCATTGAACAATGATCCAGCAATAGCATTAACTAATCTTCAGGTTATTGGTATACAAGCACCACCAAAGGAAAGTCGCTTTAAGAACACAGACAGACAAACATTATATTTAAACGGTATTGCCTGCACAACAGCAGACCGTAATGGAAATGTTTTCTTAGAACGCCTTATCACAAACTATCAAGTTAATGCGGCTGGCCTTCCAGACAATGCGTTGCTTGATATCAACACATTAGCAACAACTGCTTATTTCTTCCGTTATTTGGATTATGTATTAGTTCAAAACTTCAGTAATAGCAAACTTGCGAATGACAATAACAATTTATCAGGTGGTCAAGCAGTAGCAACACCAACAGTTATAAGAAACGCTATCGTTTCAATTTATAACGATTTGGTCAATCGAGGAATTGTTGATAATCTTGCTGAATTCAAAAAGCGTTTAGTAGTTCAACGCAATACATTAGATGCAACTCGCGTTGATGTTCTATTGCCATTCCAAATTGTATCACCACTTTATGTGATTGGAATAAAAGGGGAACTTTACTTACAATTCCCATCTGCCTAAGAACAATAAATAAGGTAGAAATAAAAGGAACGGAAAATATTTTCCGTTCCTTTTTCTTATTATGAACCTAAATGATAAATATATATATCAAATTAACCATTTAAGGAATAACAACAAATGATTATAGCAGGTATATCCTATTTGAATATTGACGGACAAACATACTCAACAGAAGGTAAGTTTGATATATCAATTCAAAATATTAAACAAGAAAGCAAAGTTGCAAGCAACGGAAAAATCAACATCAAACAAGAAGCTGTTGCCAGCTATATTTCTGGAACAATTTATGTTGATGAAGGCGTAAACATCGAAGATTTAGCAAACTTAACAAATGTGAATGTTACTGTAAAAACCGCAGGCGGAAACAGTTACGGCTTAACTGGTGCAAATGCTGTTGATGAATTCAAACTTGACACAAGTGAAGGCACAGTATCTTTCAAATTTGAAGGCACTGGACACGATTATAACTAATTTATAAAAAGGAAAATAAAATGATTAAAGAAGAAGACGCAATAATAAAATTCAAACTATCAAAGCCTTTAACAGTTGAAAGCAATGTAATGATTGAAGAAATATTTTTAAGAGAACCAACAGCAGGCGATTTCACTAAGTTTAAATCAGAAGATAATGACATGGCTAAGATGTTGAAAATTATTTCCATATTATCAAAAGTTGGTTTGAACTTTATTGAAAAGATGAAGGTAAAAGACGTTAACGGCCTGATGGAAGAAATTGAACCTTTTTTATAATTTTAAATAATAAAGAAGATTTTCTTGATGAATTGTTTGCTCTTTCAATGGCAACTGGTTGGTGTATAGACGTTATTGAAAAAATGACTATAAGCGAATTAGACATATGGTTCAAAAGAGCAAACAAACACATTGATAGGCAGAATAAAGGGATGTAATGGCGGATAACAAAAAGTTTACTATTCAGGCGGTATTTGAAGCTGTTGATAAATCAAGCTCAACAATTAAAAAATTGTCGGCTGGCTTAAAAAGCTTCGGCAATGATTCAAAGAATGTTTCCAAAGCTCTTGGGGGGATGGGTCAAAACTCAGTCCTCACAAAGCTTTCTGGACATTTCAAGAACATGAAAAGTGGCGTTGGTGAAGCTACACAAAGCGTCTTTGGCCTTAAAGAAGGTCTTGTCGCTCTTGGTGGCTTTGCCTCTGTCGCCGGTATGGTTGAGGTTGTTAAAAACTTCGCTGCCCTTGGTGGGGAAGCCAGACGCACAGCCAGCATGTTAGGCATGACTACCGAGGCCGTACAGCAATACGCCTATGCCGGGGCAGCGGCTGGCGTTGGGTCGGAAGAATTTGACCATCTTATGGTTCATTTATCACGTTCAACCGCAGACGCTTCAAAGGGCTTAGGGGAACACGCTGCCCTTTTTACCGCCCTTGGCATATCCGTTAGGAAATCAAATGGGGAAATCAAGAATGTTGATCAGATGTTGCCAGAGCTTGCCGACAAGATCAGCAAAATCAAATCACCAATTTTACAAGCACAAGTGGCAACTGAATTATTTGGCCGTGCTGGTGTTGAACTTCTTCCATTCTTGAAAAAAGGTTCAGCAGGTATTGAAGAATTAAAAAATAGATCAAGTGAACTTGGCTTGGTTATGAATGATAAAATGATAGCCCATTCGAAAGAATGGACAGAAGCAAACCGTGATTTATCCGCAAGCATGACCGGCATATCAAACATAATTGCCGATAGAATATTGCCATTAATCACACCAATTTTGAATGGAATAACAAACTTTATTAAAAACAACAAACACTTAACCGCCACAATCGCAATGATCATATCAGGCGTAACAATGTTGGCCGGGGCATTTGTTGCCGTTGGTGTGTTCCTATCTGGAATATCAACCGTTATATCAATAGCTGTTGCTGGATTTGAAGCAATTGGTGCTGTGATCGGTGTGGTTGTTGGTGCTATTGGGATCATACCACTTGCTATTGCAGCGGCGGTTGCTGCCGTTGGTGTTGGTGCTTACAAGATATGGAAACATTGGGATTGGCTTAAAGGTAAAACAATTGAAATATGGGATAGCATAAAAGAATATGTTGTTGGCATCATTGATAAAATTTGCAACTACTTTGATGATAAAATTCAAAAGATAAAAGATTCCTTTCAAAAACTTGGGCTTGCTGTTGGTGACAGTGTAACAACCGTTTCAACCGTTGTTCGCAATGTTGGACATACCGTAGGTGAAACAGCATCTGGTGCCCTCAATTACGGCAAAGAGGCTGTTTCATCATCTGCTAATGCGATCATGGATACGTTCAAATCGATGGGCTGGGGTTCGGCTCCAAGTGCAGGATTAGCCGCAAGCGTGATCAGAGAAAGCAACGGCAACCCTAACGCGGTTGGCGACGGCGGCAAGGCGTATGGAATTGGACAATGGCACCCAGACAGACAATCGGAATTTGCCCGCGTATTTGGTAAATCAATCAAAGGATCAAGCTTAGACGAACAATTGAACTTTATGAATTACGAGTTGAAGGCAGGAAATGAACAAGGGGCAGGCCGCAAGTTAGCCTCTGCAAATGATGCTTATTCAGCCGGTTCAATCGTATCAAAATATTATGAACGTCCTGCCGATAAAGAAGGCGAAGCCGACTATAGAGGAGGCTTGGCACAAAAGCTTTATCAATCATCAAACAATAGCAAGCCAGAAAGCGTTGTTAGATTAAAGGTTGATGCACCAGCAGGACTTAATATAAGTCAAACTGGAAATGATAAAAACGTAGCAATGGAGTTCAACACAGGATTACGCAAGGTAGATGGAAGTTAATGGCAACACAATGGCAAAAAAATATATTACAAGCAAGTTTTCGTGGAATTATTTTTGATTATGAAAACCAAGAAATAAGAGGCGGAAGACGCCTTGAAAATCATGAATACACATATCAAGATGTTAATTATGTTGAAGATTTAGGCAGACGTGCAAGATACTTTAAGATTGAAGCTTATGTAATTGGTGCTGATTATATTCAACGATCATCTGATTTAATTCGTGCTTTAGATGCTTATGGCCCTGGAAAGTTTGTGCATCCCCTTTATGGTGAATTGAATGTATGTGTTGAAGACTACACATCACACAATGACACAAGTGGTTTGATAACTCATTTTTCAATAATATTCATTGAAAGTGGTATTAAGCAATTTCCCAACCGAACAGTTAATACACAATCAAATGTTATTGCAAAAACAAACAATCTTATTAATGCAGGAACAACTTCCCTTTATGGAACGCTTTCAACAGCGGTATCAGGTTTTGATTATGTTTATAACACTGTTGTTAGCACAGTTAAGAGCTATTATAAATTAGTTAATGGAATTGCTTCATATATCAACAATGTGGCAGCTTTCATTAGCAACGTTGCTAATATGATCACTAACGCCAAAAACAACCCACTTGGTTTAGGATCAATCTTTCAATCTGTTAATAATTTACTGTCAAGTGTTGATAAGTTAGGCCGTGCAATTGGTGATGATAATTATACCAGATCATCTTTTAATGCTGGATTGACACTTTTCAACGCTTATACACCTGTTTCACCTAAAAAGGTTGGTGTTGGCGTCCTCGGAAGTGTTGGAAGCAATGGCAAGCCAACAGGCATTGTAACCCCTTCTCGCCAAAATCAAGCCAACGTCACAAACGCTATAAATCATTATAATGCCCAACATGGCGTTGCCTTAATGGCACAAGCAACAACTGTTTATAATTATGCTTCATATAGTGATGTTATTGCAGACAGAAACACCATCACAGCATCAATAGACAGTCTTTTATTAGATGCAAACACATCATCCAATGAATTCACTGCATTACGTGCTTTAAGATCATCGGTTGTTGATGATTTAAATACTCGTGCTGCACAAAAACCACAAATAAAGACATATTCGCTAGGTGCTTCACTTCCAAGCTATTTGGTTGCCCACATAATTTATGGTGACGCAACACAACGCGACAGCCTGATAAATAGAAATGAAGCAAATATAACAAATAGTTTGTTTATGCCAAAAGATATTGATGCTCTTATTAGTGATAATTAAAAGGAAAAAATGGATAAAGTAAAATTAGTTGTTAATGGAGTTAATTTATCTGGTTGGCAATCTGTTCAAGTTCATAGAAGTTTAGATGAAGCGTGTTCAACATTTTCTTTATCAATGTCTTCAATGGATGTTGGCGGATTACCAGTAGAAGTTAGGGCTAATGCACCATGTGAAATATGGTTCGGCAATGACTTAGTTCTAACTGGTTACATTGATCGATATGCAGACAACATATCCATTAGAAGCCACTCTATAAATGTATCAGGCAGAAGTAAGACAAGAGATATTGTTGATTGTAGCAATCAACATATGGGCTCATATCAAAACATGAATTTATATCAAATTGCTGTTGATTTGTGTAATCAGCAATCAATTGATGTTATAAAATCAACAGATGTTGGAGACGCTTTTATAAACTTTATGCCAGAACTTGGCGAACCAATATTTGAAATAATTGAGAAGCTTGCAAGATTACGCTATGTCATTGTTACAGACGATGAAAAAGGCAATCTTCTTTTAACACAAGCTGGAACAGCGGGAAGCGGGAAGCTCCAGAGATTAAAAAAAGCAACTGATAACAACATAATTGCATCACGACGCGAAACAAACGCAACTCAACGTTATGGTAAAATTGTTGTTATGGGTCAAGGCATTCAAAACTTGGAAGTAGCTAACCAACTTGGTTCAAGCCTGTCTTACACAGCCGTTGATTCAACCATGCCAGCAAATCGCGTTTTAATAAAAGTCATGGAATATAACGGAACAGGTGATGATTGCCAGAAACGTGCCAATTGGGAAATTGCACATAGATCAGGGCGATCTACAACTTTTTCATATTCAACAAGTGATTGGAGAATGAAAGACGGATCATTGTTTAAAACAAATCAAATGGTATCAGTTTATGATGATTATTATAATATATATACAGATTTAGTAATTGCTGAAATCACATATACACTTGATCAAGGGTCAGGAACAACTTGTGAACTGGTATTAATGCCACCCGAAGCATTTACACCAGACCCAAGTTTCAAAGACCCTGCCCTTTCCAGATGGCAAGACGTGGCAACAGATACAAATAGCGGAAGCAATACAAACACAAGCAATCAATAAGGTGATATATGGGCGATTATGATAGACGAATGATAAACAGCGTTAAACGTGCGACATTAAGTTTAGTTAATGATGCTGGTGGGATGCAAGCAGTCCAATTGAACGGTTACAATGGGGAAGTTTATAATGATGTTCCTAGACTTCAAAGTTATGGTTTTAATTCTATCCCCTTGCCCGCTTCTGGTAACTCAGCGGCTGAATGTGTGGTTGTTCATCCTGGCATGGTGGCAAGCCGTGCTGTTGCCCTGTGCTTAGATGATCGTCGCTACAGGCCGTTAGGAGGCCATCCAGGCGATGTTGCGGTTTATAGCAACTTGGACACACCTACAGCGTCTAATGCCGCCAGTGCTCACCGTATCGCCTTATCGACGGAAAAAGCCGCTGATATATACATTAACGGTGTGGGCGGAACGCTCACAATCAACAACGGTGCCGGAACGGTTATTATGACGCAATCGGCAATCACAGTGACCTTCGGTGGTTCTGTGATTGTCGCAAATGCGTCTGGTGTCACCGTCACAGCCCCAACCGTGACGGTTAATGCGAGCGGAAATGCAAGCGTTACAGCGGCTTCTATCGCAATGACTGCGACTGGTGGCACAGCCACACTTGCGGGGAATTTCACCGTAAATGGCACGATCACAGCAACTGGAAATATCACGGCAGGTGGCATAGATTTAGAACATCACGTTCATACGAATGTTCAAAGTGGTTCTTCAAATACAGGTGGACCAACAGGTTAAATGTGTCCACAAAACCCTATTAAAGGGGGAAGAAGATATATTAAGTGGACATGGAAAAATATGTCCAATAAATAACATCGAATTGTATTATATTAAAGGGACATATCTTGATAAGTACATCAACTCCAATGTTAATACTTATATAATAAAAAGATAAATACCTGTGAATAATAATTTTCACAGG